ATATTTTCTTTATCTTTTGCTCTTTGTCTTTCATCATCTAAATTTTCATTTCTTAATCCTGCAAGTATTCTATTTAACTCAGCTTGTAAATCTGCTTGTTTATTATTTGCTGCAATACGATTAGCTATTTTTTTATCATTAGACTTTTTTTCATCTTCAGAAACAATCTTATTATTCTTTTCTAATAATTCAGCCTCTTTTAATTTACTAGCTGCTAATTCACTTAACTCTTCAGCACTTTTTTTCTTTTGTAATTCAACTTCTTTAACTCTTATTTCTTGTCTTTTCTTTAACTCCTCTTCACCAACTTTTGAAATACCAGTTACACTAGAAAGAGTTGCTGCATATAATTTATCAAAGAATCCAGTTTGGTCTTCCATGCTAGCAGTCATACTTGCAACTTGTGCTTCAGTTGCTTTTTGAAGTAATGATTGATATTGCGCCCTTAATGCAGTTGATTCAACATAAGCTTTAGTCTTTTGATTATATATTCTTTCAGCTTCATTTAAATCAGTTGCTTTACCAAATGTATCTCCAAGAGTTGAATTATATTTTTCTAATGCTTCCTCTTTACTTATTACTCCCTCTCTTGCAAGTTCAAAAGCATTTTTAACTTCAGTTGTTTTTTCAATAGCACCCTGAGCACCTTTTTTATAATCTTCAAGAGTAGCATTTAATGCAGCTTGTTTTTCATCTACTAATCCAAGCTTCTCTTTTATTGTATCCCAATTAGCAGCTAATGCTCCAATGGCAGTAATTAATAAGCCAATACCAGTCAAAGCAAATGCTTTACTTGCAGCACTCATTCCATTGAATGCATTAACAGCTATTGTCTTTAATTGATTAAATGATTTACCAAATTCAGATAATTCTTTTGCGCCTTGTGCTAATGCCATAGCACCTTGAACTTTTTGCAATGCTTTTTCTACCTCTTCAGATTCACTTCCAAACAAAGCCATTGCTCCCTGTGCAACTTCAAAACCTGCTGCAATCTTACTTCCCATGTCTGCTAGCGCTCCAAATTTACCGGCTGCGCCTACTTGTTCAATATCTGCATTAAGTTTTTCAATTCTATCCTTAGCATCATCTACTGCATTTGCTAATCTATTAAATTCTGCAGTTCCCGATTCTAATCCTGCAAGTTCACTAACTGCATCTTTTAGGTTTTTTCGTAAATCTTTTAAAGTTGATGCTGCTTCTAAAGCATTTATTTTTACATCTATTGCAACTGTATTTGCCATGTTTAATTTATGTTATTATTGTAATATTCATCAGCCTCTTCTTGGCTTTCAAAATAAATAAAGTTTGTACCATCGAAATTACAACCATAATGAGTTTGAGGAATGCTTTCCGGATAATACATTCCATCAATTTCAATTGCTTTTACTACTATCATAATTCTTTAAATGTTATGTAAGTTCCTAATTGGTGTATGGTTGAGGTTTGAGTATTTGTTCCTGATGCAAATCCAAATTGAATATTACCTGCTGTTGTGCTTGTTACAATTTCTCCTTTTATATATACATATCCTAACTGACCATTTGCATTATTAAAAGATTGTGCAGTTAAAGTTGATAATGCATTTATTGTTCCTACTGTTACTGCTGTTCCACTTGTGTAACCTGCAAATCCTAAATAAAGAGTTGTTCCAGTTGGAGCAGTTACTTGAAATTTAACTCCACCGTTTCCATTACAACCTATGTGTATAATGCCATCAATAATATATCTTTTACTTGCACTTGCTGAATGTACTAAAGCTGTAATGGAAGATGCAGCATTTGAAGTTGTAGTTTGATTTCCTGCTGTTAAATATTTATCTACTATATTTAAATTTGTTCTCGCAGTTGATACGTTACTTAAATCAGATAAATTATTTGAAGGATTAAGAGGTGTATAACCTAATGATGATTGTTTACCGTTAAAAGTTGACCAATCAGTAGAAGTTAAATAACCGTTAATTGATGAACTTGCAGCGGACAATGTATCTTGTTTTCCATCAAGTGATGTTTGTAAATTAGTAACATCTGATATTGCATGAGTGTGAACACCTTCAGCTTTACCATTCCATGTTGACTTTTCAGTATCAGTTACAAATCTATTAGATACTGATTGAGTTACCTTAGTCGCATCAACATCATTAATCTTTGCGTTTGTAATTGCAGAGTTATCAACGGTCCATATTGTTCCGCTTGAACTTATTGTGATATCACCTTTGTCACCATCTGTGATACCATTCCCATTTCCATTATTATTTCTTGAATATGCCATAATTAATGTATATACCAAACACCGTCATAATAAGTATATCTGAAACTATCTCCTTCGAGTAACTCATGCTGAGTTGCATTAGTTCCATCACCCGCACTCCAAACTGGAGTAATTGTATCAGATTGAATTCCTACTGTTAGATTTTTAGCTATATTATTTGCGTTTTTAATTTCAATTGTATAACCCTCATAAACCTTAGATGGATATGGTAAATAACAAGCAGTATCATTTGGTATCTCAAATATTGCAAATGCATCTGTTTCACTCCCACTAAAATAATATGTACCACTTGACCAAATTATCTGTTTACTTCCATATCTTTGACCATTAATTACAACAGAATTTGAATAAGTTCTATCAACTATTAAATCATTAGAATTTATTAATGTAACATTTCTAACACCACTTAATACATGAGTACCTGAAGAACTTAATATTGAAACACTTTTTACACCTTCACCTATTGAATTACCTTGACCAATTATTCCTGCATCAGAAACAGTAGAAGCTACAACATTATCAGAACCACTTACAACTACATCAGGATCATATGTAGAATCAAATGGAGTTCCATTATTACCTGATGGATAAATATCATCATCTAATAAAACATCCTTACCACCATTGTTTGTTCCTGATGTTGGAAAAAATGGTACACCACCTTTTAATTTTAAAAATTCGCATAGTGTAGGTTTACCAACTTCGGCAGGATTATAATCATAAATTTTATTTAATATCCAATAATCACCGTGAAAATAAAACTTACCTCTAAAATCAAGTGTTGCAATATCAATCGGATTCAAATGAAAATATCCTTTAAACAATCTTGAATCCTTACTTGTAATTTCATTTATAAACTGTTTATAATATTTATTGAATAAATTATTATTTGTGTAAGTTGTAGCAGTATAATAAACTTCAATTGGCAAATAAAAGTTAACATCATAAGTAGGATTAGCAACATCATCTAAATGACCTGCATAACCATAAGAAGTTAAATTAGAATGAGTTCCTGATGATGTTATATAGTTATAAGAGTTTGCTGTTGTCTTTACTCCACCATAATACCACAATCTCAAGTTAGCCGCCTTATTTGCATTTGCAGATAAAGGCACAGCTTGACCGGATTGATTCATATTTATTATTCTTGGCAATACCTTATCATCTCCCGCTCGGTCAACTAATGGAGTTGGACTGAAAATAACCTCAGTTGTATTTGTATTTGTTAACCAATCATTATCTATTTCATATTTTTTTTGTCCGTATGTTTGAAGATATTTCTTTTTATAATAATCATTCCAATAATCAGTATCATCTTTGAACTTGTATAAATAAGTCCTAGCATCTAATTCTCCCATTGGAATAACCTCATAGTTTTGAGAATAATCTAATTTATCATCCCAATTAAATATTCCACCCGATGTTGCGTAAAAATTAGGTCTAGGTTCAAAGTGTAAAAAATTAGGATCATTTTTATCAGTTTCAGTATATATGTTGAATAACTTAAAAAATGAACTTATAAAATCTTTTTGCTTTATATCATTACCAAATAAAGAACTTACATCAACTGTATCACCTTCTGAAACTGCAACAGATTGAACTTCATTTTGAAAAGATGATGAACTTTCTAAATTAAACCTAACATAAGAATCAACTGATAATGGATTTTCACCATAAACATTTAATATATTTCCTGCATTATCAACTAATGTTCCTGTATCTCTACGAATAAAAACCTGAACATAATCACCAGCTGTGAAAGTATGTGTTACTTCTAAATTAATTGTTGTTGTTAATGAGGTAGTACCTGATGTAATAGGAGATGTAAACAATAAGTGATGTTCACCTTGTGGAACTGAAACTGGAGGTACATATTCTCCCATCCACAAAGATGTTGAATTTAAAATTACAGTACTGTTTTTAACTATTTCAATAGTGCCTTGTGGAAATAATACTGATTGATTTAAATAAACACTAGAAGCATTTGGATAATGAGTTAAGCTTAAAAAAATCTCTGTTTTAAATTTATATGATCCATTGGTAGGTACAGTAAATTCAGAAGAACCGGGAAAATAATTATTACCCGGATCGTAGTTTGTACCAGTTGAATCATCTTGAAATAAAACAGTTTGAGGGTTATTAAACCGATTTGTAAATGGACTTGAATAATCAATCAATTGACCAAAAGATGTATCAAATATTTGAGTTGTATTTGATGATGCTTTAAAAGTTCTATTTTCAATCTGTGCATTTGAAAGCTTTAAATAACCACCGCCATAACTTACAACTAAACTTTTAAAATCATTGTCATCAAAAATAGTTCCATCGTATTTAAATCCTGCTTGACTTATTATCTCATTAATAATAGTTTTATAATAAATAGCAGGAAAGAAATGTTCAGTTTTCCAATCAATGTTATTATTTAAAGCATAGTCAACCATTGGATAAACATATCCATCACCTTTGTTAAACGGAACTGTTACACCTGACTTATAAATATAATTATCCCATGAAGCCTTTTGCACATCATAAGTGTATGGATGATTGTACTTTGACAAATCTAAATCTGCCATTGTCTTTTCACCAAGTTCAAGAAACAAATCTTTAAGCTTACCAAAACAAGTTACATCGTATTCAATCTTATAATCTGCAAGTACCTTAATACGGTCTAGCTTCATGAATCCTTTAAACACCTCAGCACCATCATAAAGTATTACAACATCTGCTTTTTTATTTGGATTAAATGAAGGAGTAAAGTTTGTTGTACCGCTTGAATTTACACTTACATTAGTATCCCATAACCAACCAAATATTTCATTATTTATTGCAGTACCCGGTAAAGTGATTGTTTTACTAAAATTTGTATTCTTAGCACTTGGGTTTTTTACATCCGCAATCTGATAAGTAAATGGCATAGTTACATCTGAAATTAATTCCAAATAATAACCATTGAGTATAATATCAGTTTTCATATTGATTGACGGTATCTATTAAACGCAAAATCCAAAGTCACAGTTAAGTTAAATAACTGATCATACTCCAAAGTCTTATAATCATACTGAGTATCGGTAACTGTTACTGCTGTAAGTACACCAGTTGTGTTATCAATTATGTAAACATCAGGAGAAGAAATAAGTTCTTCTAACCATGTGGATTCTTCTTCAGTTATCCATCCGCTTGTTAATTGTAGCTTATCAGTACCAATTGTTGAATATTGAACTTTACCTCTATTATGCGAACCATAAGATACAGCATTTCCATCCCATACCCATGCTTTTCGTTCAAAAAAAGATTTTTGATAACTGCTTGTTTTTTTGCTATTCCAATTAAAATTAAAGAAATCATAACCACCAACTGAGTTTAAAAAACATAATCTGTAAGGAGTTTCCCATGTACATTCACATTCAATATCAAAAAATAAAGCCTCAGTCATTGGATTACCTTTATCATCTATTAATTGAACTGAATAATTTTCTACATCTTCATCAATACATGGGGTTTGACTTGATACATAATTTAATTCACTTCCCGAATTTTGTAAATTTTTAGGACCTACTCCAATCCTTACAACATTTTTTGTTCTATTTATTGCAGCAGGACAATCCCAATATATTGTATTCCATGCAACATTGCTTTTATATAAAACAAATTTTACTTGATACACATCATCAGATGCGCCATCTTGTAAAAAATATAAATAATGCAAATCGTTATAAAAAATTTTTTGACCTTTACTTTGTGTTCTAAATGGATAATCAGTTAAGAATTTTCTATCGCTATCCTTCGTAGGATAAATATCTGTAATAGGTGTTTGAGCATTCCACCATCTACTAATAGGAATACAAGCATTCCAAATATACATTGCATCTGATTGTAAATTCTCATAATTAGTAATAGCACTTGTTGGTCCGTACTGCTCACCAAACTTTACTGTTAAAGTAGAATAAGAATTTGTACAATTATAAAAATCATTTGATGCAGCGACTGGAGGATCAAAAGTAACTACATTTCTAAGTACACTTGAAAAATCAAATCTGCATAGTCCATTTGTAGGATTAGCACCTTGAATGTATCTAACAGCAGTTGTACCTGAAGTCCATGTTAAGTCAGCTATATATTTAAAATTTTGCTGTGCTGTATTATCTGAACTAACTACGAACTCCACAGGATTATGTGCCATTGTTATACTTGGACCACCTAATGGATAATTTTGAATAGTTATTGCCATTATCTAGTAATTATTTGAATGTTTATTTCACCGCCTCCAAATTGATCATTAGCTGCTTTTATTATGTCCTTTTGAAAACTATTTAATTTGCTTGAAAACCAGTTTGTGCCTTTGAATCCCTTTTCATGTATCTTTTTAGAAATCATAAAAGATAATGCTCTATTTGCTTGCTTTGCGTTTAATTTTCTCGTGTATGTTTTTACAGTTCCATTTGCAAGCTTTCGCTTATATTTAAACTCCATACCCGAAGATGGCACAATATTCTTTGCAGCTATCCATCCACGTAAAGATGAAGATTGATAAACCAAAGCTTTTCTAACTGCACCATTTCCACCTCCCGATGTTGGATTTCTTTTATCATCAGTATATCTATAATAATCCGGTAATTCAAGCTGTATGCTCATTTCTTTATTCAAAACATTAATCTTCCATCCTGTGCCTAATGTTTGATAAAGATTTCTACTTGCTCCAATGTGTTTGTTTTTCTCTAACTGCTCACGCCATATTTTAATATATTCGTTTATGACATTAGTAATAGCATCATTACTTTTAGTAAATAATAAGGAATCTTCAAATGAGTCATCAAGCCATTTGCTTATCTCCTCATTAAATTTCGCTGTGCCTGTTCCCTCTGCCATTCTAATTCTTTTTCTTTTATTCTATAAAATTGTAATACATTTAAAAACTTTGTTGCCTTCCATTTCATTATCTCATCCCACATCAATGGATTACTATTACTTAAGTTATCCAATACATAATACCACATCAAACTGCTCCCACTTGTTCTTGGTTGATTTCCTCTAGCTTTTTCATCAGGATCTTGTCGGCGCTGCTCAAATAATCCTTTATAGCCTCTAGTAAAGTCGGATAAAGATTGCAAAAAAAAACCACGAGCGGATATATTACCGTTATCGGACTTTCCTTTAATATCTCTGCCTTATCTTTATTTTCAAGCTTTTTCTTAAAACCAAACTTGTAAGGGTGACAATACAAAGCCAAAATTTTATTTGAATTTGAAATAACCTTAGTGCTATCTTTAGTCAATTCATAATGCTCAACAAAGTCATTTGCAGTCAATTCATTGATGTCAAAGTTTACCCTCCAACTATAACCACCGCATTTAAACTTTTTTCTTGGTTTATCTGAAGGTAATTCTCTTAAAAACTCGATGGACTTAATATCTTCCTTAAGTTCGTTTAATGGCATTTCCTCATAAAATCCAAACGGAATGCCTGTGAATAAACTAAGCATCAATAAGTTACGAGTCAAATCTGCATAAGGCTCTTTATCAATTGACTTATCATTTCTGATATTCTCAATTTCAATTAAATGCCTTAAAGTGACATCATCCCAGCTTTTAGGTAATTTACCTTTCATAATTATAAAGTGTTATATTGTTTTGTTTTGTACCCTATTTTTTATCTAAAAGATGAATTTAAATAAACTTTCTCAGCTTGTCTATATGATTGATAAGCAATTGCCAAACTCATGACAGCATCATCATGAAAACCGAATGGTGCAGAATATTTCACGCTTCGAGTCTTTGGATTATATTCATAACTGAAAACTTCAAGTTCTTTTAATAGCCATTCGTTTTGAAGTACCTTTAAACTTTTATCTTGGTTTGCCACTATTAGATTTTCAATTATATCCTGTTTACTCTTACTTGTTGTTATAAATGGCGAAATATATACTGATGGTATCTCGTTACGCAACATTTCGAACACAGCATCACCTACTGAGTTTACCTCTATTAAAGTATCCGGATTATATTTAAGTAACTGCTCTTTTATCTTTTGGACTATTTCAGTCCAATCCATTTGCCTCCACCTATCACAATAAACCATTTCTGATTTGTTATTCAGTATAGTTAGCACCGTATAATCATCCGCCCTTCCAACATCTATACCTGCGTAATATCTTCCGGTCATTTCGGGAGTATTGTTTATCTGCACATCCTTAAACATCCCTGCACCACCATCAATAAACTCAGCTAAGTATTCTTGCCTAAATACATGGTCAGGTAGTGTTTGCCTTGCATCATCAATTTCAGATGGGATAATTATCGGATTATCGTATGATGTCATTGTAAAGCTTTTATATTGCGGATTATAGCCATCCATTTGATAAAGCTTATAAAAATGATTTCTACCTTTAGGTGTTGAGATTAAAAGTACCTTGCGACCTTTAACAAGTACGGTTGCTCTTAATACTTCAGTCCATGCCTGTTCACTCATGAATGCAAACTCATCACAAACCAAATACTCAAAAGTAAAACCACGAATATTATCGTATCTCTCAGCACTAAAGAATTGAATCGTAGAACCTGAAGCATATTCCAACAATAATTCACTTCGGTTGACTGTTCTATAAATTTCAGGTCTTTTTTGAAATGCTTTATACATTTCATCAAATACTTTCTTGCTTTGCTTATAGGTAGGTGAAACCCATGCACACTTAACATTCTTATTGTTTAATGCCCAATATAATAGCTGATTGGTAGCAAGTAAGGTCTTGCCAAACTGCCTACCAATATTCAGAATGTAATACTTCTCACTCCCCCAATTGATGGCGTTGTGTATCTTCGTCTGATTCTGATGTGGTGTGTATAGTATCGCCTTTGCCAAAGTCTGCTCGGAAAACCATGTTTCCTTTTATTTCTAAATTGTTTTGCTCAATATAACCCCTCTTTTTTCCTTTGCACTTTAAAAAGAATATTGTTGATAAAGGATTGCCCTTAGCTATTTGTTTCATCAATGCACTCTCAGCAAAATCTAGTGCTGCATTCTCCATATCTTTAACTGCCTTCCTATATTCAGGATCTTCCTTCATCCATTTGTAATGCGTATATCTTACAATGTTCATTGCCTTACAAGCAAGTGATACGTTTCCAAGATTAAGTTCTAATGCCTTAATCATATTTTGTTTCATCTCAGCCGGATATTCATTCATATAATCCCTCCTCTTTTAAATGGTCTACTAATGTTTCTATTATCATTGGAATGCAACCACCACAATTTCCAGTAGGTGGATGTCCTATGTCATGGTAAAGTTCACGCATCTGCCTAATAGTTTCGTTTGTAGGCATGATTGATTTATACTT